TAAACCAACTAGGGCACTTGCCGGCGGCGTAAAATAACCAACTCAATCCTATACTACTTCACCCATCTGCTATAAAATAGTTGTGGAATACCAATATACTAACCGATACTGTCGGATACTACCTACGAAAAAACACACTAAGTTTATAACTTACCCTTTGAAATCCATCGACAAAAACAATAGATTATATATATTATTATTATTATATTTTAATTCGAGAAAAAAAAGAGTGCGTTTATGTCAAAAGTTCCAGGTTGTATTTCTTTTTTTCTAGGTATAAAATAAAAAATATTTACCACTCACACTTTCCCAAAATTCATGGTAGAGTATGACGTTTTTAACCTCTTTATCTTTACATAACAAACGCTTAACATAATACTTAGTCATGCACTAACACTAGTAAGTAGCTGTACTATATAAATAGATACTATCGCCTTAGTCTAGCACTAATTACTAACCTATTGATTTATATAGGGCGATAGTGTGTTTTTTACTGTGTTAGAACATTGCATTTATGTAATAGATTAGTCTATATATAAGTAATTAGTATTAAACTAAAAAATAAATGCAACTGTTCCGTGTAAAAAATGACTAAATTTGCATTGTTTTAAAACCAAGTCACCTGAAAGTTAGTCCTATTGGTCAACCATAAGTTGAAGTCAGTATAATAGCACAACCTATGATACGTATTTTAAGTGACACTACCCTAGCCGGTAGCATGGCTAACCATACTGTACGACCTTTAAAACCGTTGCTATTTAGCAACATAAATAATGCCTAATCTAAAATAGTTAGTTTTAGACTAATTATTTACTTGCCAACGGTTTTCACACGGTATATAAGAGTAGTCACTAAACACGCCTATAACTGAAGTCCCAATTAACAATCTAACAAAGGATTAACACAATGTACGTCCTCACACACAACGGCAAGCAGATATGGCACGGATCTATGAGTAATTGCTTGCGTCAAATCGGCGTATTAATGGCAAGCCCTGCATCATGGCGCAACGTAACGATGATTGAGGCCACGCTTGCAGGCTATCGTTTAACTATAATTAAAGGGAGTATATAGCATGTCGTCAATCCATAATGATAAGCGTTATTCAATCGCTTTAGAGTTTTGCGGCTATCCACAAAAGAGGTATGTAGCGCGTTTTTGCGGGGAGTTTTTAGACTCTTTCCGCTCTTATCCGAGCGCATTACTACGCTGTATAGGACATAAAAACCCTAACCCGCCTATAATTGAAATTCCACTTAACAACTAAAAGGAGTATTTTATCATGACGGACTATAAAGAATTAGATGCAAAGATTGCGGCGGATGATATTGATAGCCTTGATGCCTTCACCCGCGCCTATATGGAATGTGCGTTATGGTCAAGCAATGATGAAAGCACCCCGGAAGGAGGTGAACCTATAGGCGATAACTACGATCTGGAGGACATAGCACCGCAAGCATGGCAAAGCATGATTGTGGACTGCAAGCGCTTCCAGAAAGAGCACGCTAAGCTGCTTAAGCTGGCGTACAGCTATGACAAAACCGCTTGCGACGATGACGGCAAGCGATTGCGCCCGGGTACTGATTATAACAGCTCAAAGGCAGGCCATGATTTTTGGCTTTCCCGCAATGGTCACGGCGCGGGATTCTTTGATAGGGGGCTAGGGGATACAGGTGAAAAACTGCAAAGCGCTTGCGGGTGGAAAACCTCTTTTCCTGAGATAAATTTATATATCGGGGATGATAAGAAAATCCACATTCAATAACACAAACCAATGCTTGCTTTTTGCGCTAGCAATCGCTTGGCGTTGGTGTAAACTTAACAAGAAAGGATAAATTTTATGATAAAGGATATTCAACCACTGACAGGCGTCCCGGTACGTTTCTTTGCTTATGACGAAGAAGCGGGGGAGGCCGGCGAGGGCAGCATTGTGGAAGTCACCGAGGATGTTTTTATGTATACCAGAGGCACTATAAGTTATGAGCGTCATACGGTGTTTGCCAATGGCGTATCGCAAATTTGCTTAACTAAAATATAGGGGGTAATTTATATGGCTAAAATAACATGCCCGTGCTGCATGCATGAATTTGAGACGGTAAAGTCTAAAAAGGCGCCGGCGGAAGTCAAAACGCAGATGCGTGATGGTGTGATATGGTATTCACACGGCATGTGCAATTACACGACCGGCGCCCGGGAATTATGGTGTAGCTTTCCGCCTTCAAAAAAGAAGTGGCTAAACGCGCCGGCGCGGGAGCGTATTGCAGGCTGGGCACGTATTGCTAAGGAAAAGGGCGTGCAGCGGGTTGGCGCGGCCTGGTGGGACGCGCACCTTATTAACTCGGCTGTATGGGCGCAACGGTATGAGAGCGTGAAGGACTGGCTTATGGAAAAAGATGCTGAAAGCCTGCAAAGTATAAGGCGGTATGACCATGACGACTTTAGAAGCTTTTTAGGTATGGGAAAAGCCCTATGAAAAATAAATACCCCGCGCGCGTGAGCAAATGGGCTCAGTTTGACGACGAACAGTTGCACTTGCTGTTTGCCCGCGTGATGGCCGTCCCGCCATTCGGACAGACAGCTACGCGCGGATTTCCCCGCGCGCAAATAGAAGCAATGCTGGATCAAAAAAACCCCTTGCGCGGATACTAAAATTAGATTATGACGTACATGATATAGTATAAATTTAAATTTTAAGGGTATCAAATTATGACGAAAGCCAAAACTGTAGAGATCAACCGTGAACTTGCTATTAAAGTCCTATCCGTTGTCGATAAAGGGCTTTGCAAGGGCTTGGGCAGTCCCAAAGAAGGAGAAATGTGCATAGAAGCCGCTGTAAACTATGCAATGGGATTGCCGCACGGTGATAATCCCCCATGCGTGGGCAAAGCAGTGCGCTCATTGAAGATCAGTCTTAACGATAGAAACTGGTCATCTAATACCGCCCGCGCCGCTGGCATGAGAAGACTGTCTATTGCACAGCTAGGAACCGCTGGGCAGATAGATGATAGGGAGTTTATCAAAGCGTTGGCGCAAATGACTACGCAGAAGATCGTGCCAAGAGCATTTAGAACGGCAGCACGGGTTTCTGGTAAAATAATGAAAGTCTTGCTGGAAGAATGGGCGGCGACGATAGAAAAAGAACCCACCATTGAGAATTGCCGGAAAGCAAGAGATTCAGTCAGAAAAGAAAATGGTTATACTGCTTATCCTGCTGCTGCTGATGCTGCTGATGCTGCTGCTGATGTTGCTAATGCTGCTCATATTGCTGATGCTGTTGCTTGTATTGCTGCTTATGCTGCTGATGCTGCTGATGCTGTTGCTTATTCTGCTGATGCTGCTGCTTATGCTGCTGCTTATGCTGCTGATGCTGCTGATGCTGCTGCTGATGCTGCTGTTTATGCTGTTGCTTATTCTGCTGATGCTGCTACTAGAGATAAAGAATTATCATTCTTTGCTGAAGAAGTGGTGCAAATTCTTATCACCATGAAAGCACAAGGCACGGAATGGCTTGATCTTACAGAACCAGCTTAACTCACAACGCATGGTTATTTATATGAACAGATTAGTAAAAACTGCACAAAAAATAATACCTGGCCTAGATATTTTGGCTATTATTAAACGCACTGCGTGGATTGTCGCGCGTTTTGTGATGGCAGCGCTGGTGATTGCGTGGATGGCACTTATGTTTATACGTCCGTTTGTAAGTAAACATGTAGTGGAGGGTAGCGCATGGTAAAATCACCTTTTGATTATAAAGCATGGCGCGCGCGTATGGGCTGGACAACGGAGGAATGCGCGCAGGCGCTGGGGTGTTCACGGGAGCACTACTGGAAACTCGAGCGCGAGGGCGCCGGGTCTAAAACCTACGCCTGGGCGGCGTATGGGCATGAAACATATAACAAGGCAACCGAAGGAGACTAAATAATGACCTACAGCATCGGAATTACCTACGCAGGAACTACTCACTCAATAGACTATGAAAATATTGATGATGTTCTAAATATTATCAATGGTCTTGCCACGCATTACGGCCAAGATAATCTTGTTGCAATCAGCGATGACCCTTTCGTGGCCATTAAGTTCAAAGACATTGAACAAATCACCGTTTTAGGCGTTAGCAGGACTGAGCTTCGCGAATACGCCCAATATAAGATGGCAAAAGAGCAGGCAGAGAAAATGGCCGCGTATCAATCGCAGGTGACACAAGGCTCTCAGTTAAATTATCCGAATACTAGTGGGCTGGATCAGTGCGAATCTGCCAATAGCCGGTTACTATAGTAATGATTTAGAGGACTTATGCGCCTGACGGAATTAAGCGAAGACTTCCTTGAGGGAGAAATGGTGGAACACCTGAAATGCGAGCATTGCGGTAATAAGCAACAGCGCATACGGAATCCACAGAATGCTAAGATTGAAGATATCTGCTGTGATAAATGCAGGATGCACACAGACAGAGGGGATTAAGAAATGAGGGTTCTTGTAGGGTGCGAAGAGTCAGGGGTTGTGCGCGATGCTTTTGCAGCCAGAGGGCATGACGCCTGGAGCAATGACCTGATACCGGCAAGGAACGGCGGCAAGCATCTGCAAAAGGATGTTATGATGGCCATTGTCGAAGATGGCCCTTGGGATATAATAATCCTTCACCCAGAATGTACCAAAATAGCTGTAAGCGGAAATTCCACCTACGGGCGGGGAATGCCAAAACATGCAGAGCGTCAGATAGCTATTGACTGGACGATTGCCTTGTTTGACCTAGCCTGCTCGAATGCCAGTATAGGGGTATGCCTTGAGAACCCAGTAGGAGTTTTGCCAAAAGGCATAATGCCGGGCCCGCTCTATATTCATCCTTGGCAATTTGGGCACTTGGAGCAAAAAAAGACTGGTCTTTGGCTCTATAGTTTGCCACCCCTAAAACCTACAAATAACGTATATGAATCAATGATGAAGCTACCTAAGAATAAGCGTGAGCGGCTCCACTACATGCCGCCGGGCCCCAACCGCAAACGCGACCGCTCAGAAACCTTCAAAGGCATAGCGGAAGCGATGGCCGCGCAATGGGGATAAAAATGGCGATGAGTCCAGAAGCGGCACATATAGCCATGTTGGCAAATAAAATCGCTGACTGCGTAACCAATATTCCCGGCAATGCCATATTGAAGTGCGATTATGACGAAATCATGATCCTGGGCTGTATTTACGACAAAGTGCAACTTGCCGACAAGATGTTAACGCTATCCAAAGGCGGTCAATAATGAGCAGCTTTAAGATGAAAGCCCGCAATAAGGCAACGAGCGAGATACATGATGTATGGTGCCTGGACGACTATTTTGGAAAGCACGAATATGGATATATTGTCAATGGCGGATGCCTCTTCAATACTGCTCTTAGAGAGAAGGCGTTTTATTCTCTATACACGCCGGAGTAACGGAGAAGAAGGAATGAATCTGATAACCCTTGATTTTGAGACATATTTTGACGCAGACTATACGCTGTCCAAGATGACGACGGAAAGCTACGTGCGCGATCCGCGGTTTAAGGTGCATTGTGTTGGTTTTCAGTATGATGAAATCGCTGAAGTTTGGGATGACACACCTGTTAGTACCGAAGTAGATATCCAAGAAGGAGGGCTTGTCTGCCACCACGCTCATTTCGACGGCCTGATTCTCTCCCACCACTACGATATTAAACCTGCGTTTTGGTTTGACACGCTATCCATGGCGCGGCTGGTTTTCCCGCATGCAAAATCCCATTCCCTGGGCAGCCTGGCGAAGATGCTGGGTTTACAGGAAAAAACCGTGCCTTATGAGAGTTTTAAAGGTATACGTGACTTACCTCCAGACTTATACACCCGCGTAGCTGAGGGCTGCGCTAATGATGTGGAGTTGACCTATGCAATCTTCAAAGCTTTGCTTCCGCACGTGCCAAAAAACGAACTGCGGCTCATTGACCTCACTATCCGACTCTTCACCGAGCCTGCACTCAGGCTTGATAGGGATAAACTTGCTGCTTATTTACGAGATTCTGCAGTCAGTAAAACCGACATGCTTGAAGCCATTGGGGCAACGAAAGAGTCCCTCAATTCTTCAGCGCGTTTTGCGACGCTTCTCACAAATCTTGGCGTCGATCCGCCAACGAAGATATCAAAAACAACGGGCAAAGAGACGTTCGCTTTTGCCCGAACGGACAGTGTTTTAAAAGAACTGCAGGAGCATGACGACGTACGCGTACAGGCGCTGGTTGGCGCGCGGCTGGGTATTAAGTCTAATATGGTGGAGACACGCGCGCAGCGCTTGCTGGATATGGATAGACGCGGGGCGATGTGTGTGTACCTGAAATATTATGGCGCGCACACTGGCCGTTGGGCGGGTGGGGATAAGATGAACTGGCAAAATTTCAAACGCGGTGTGCTGCGCGAGGCTATACTGGCGCCTGCGGGATGTGTGCTTGTGGTGGGTGACCTGTCGCAGATTGAGTGCCGTATTTTAAACTGGCTTGCGGGGCAGGGGGATGTGTTAGAGGCTTTCAGAACAGGTAGGGATTTATACTCGGAAGGCGCTACCCGCTTTTATGGCCGGACAATTACAAAACAGGATAAAGTCGAGAGACACCTGGGCAAAACGCTCGAATTGGGGTGCGGGTATGGTATGGGCCCGGAGAAGTTTAAAATTACATGCAAAGCAGGTGCACTTGGCGGCCCTTCTATAGAACTGACGGACGACGAGGCCAAGCAGGCCGTACATTCGTACCGGGAAAGCCATAGGCACGTAAAAGCGTTGTGGAAGCGTGCCGACCAGTGGCTGCGCAATTTATATGAGCCAGGCGACATAAGTGTGGAGGGCCCGCTGAATATACAAAACCAGCGTATCTACTTTGCCGGCGGATCCTGGAGTGATTATACGCACCTCGGCTACGACGGGAAGGATTTTTACACTGAGTCACCGCGTACTGGCCGCGTGAAGATGTACGGCGCCAAGCTGGTTGAGAACGTCGTACAGGCACTTGCGCGCGTGGTGATAGGGGAAGCACTGCTAAAAGTTGCCGGGCGCTATAAAGTGGTGCTCACAACCCACGACGAGATCGTATGCGCGGCACCCGCCGGCGAAGCCGATGAGGCTTTAGAATTTGTTTTAAACACACTGCGCACCCCGCCGGATTGGCTGGCTGGGTGTCCACTGGATGCAGAGGGGGGTTATGCTGCAAATTATTCTAAATGATGCCGTATGGGTCGGGTGCGTCGGGTTTCCCGGCGTAATGCTTGTGGCATGCCTATATCACTTTGTGCGGGGTGGCCAATGAGTTTTGCCCTCCCCCCGTGGTCATACAGCATGCTGGACAAGTTCGAAAATTGCCCAAAATCGGCTTTTCACAAATATATCTTGAAGGAGAAGGAACCCCCGTCGCCCGCAAGCGAGCACGGCAACGCAGTGCATAAGGCGCTGGAGGAACGGATCAAGCACGACAAGCCGCTGCCGGAAGCGTACCAGAAATATAACTCCATGGTGCAGTCGGTCATTAATGCTTACAAGCCGGGGACGAAAGTGTATGCGGAGTTAAAAATGGGCTTGACGAAAGAATTTAAGCCCTGCGGGTTTTTTGACAGGGATGTATGGGGGCGGTCGGCTGCAGACGTGGTGCTTAAGGTAAATGACTCCATACTGGTTTTTGACTGGAAGACGGGCAAGAATAACGAAGGGAAGAAGTACAATATTGGTGATGCGCAGCATAAAATTATGGCCGCGTTCCTCTTTAAGCATTTCCCCACGGTGAAGCGTATTGTTGGCGTCAATCTGTACCTGGAGAGCAATGAAGTGGGCCAGCCGTATAGTTTTGATGCCACGGATACCAGGGCAATATGGACGGATATACTGGTGAAGATCCAGAAAATGGAGCGCGCGCTTGCGACAATGACGTGGCAGGCGCAACCATCGGGCTTATGCGGCTGGTGCCCGGTAAAAACCTGCGAGTTTAATAGGAGTTAATATAAACAAAATGACTGATACACTTGAACAGCCTAAAATGCCGCCCATGGGTAACACTGACACGCCACGTTTGCCTCCGGCGGTCTTGGTCAACAGTTTTGAGATTGCCGCCGAGGCCAACCAAGTTGCGCGGATTACTTTCTTTGAAGAGTTGGTGCCGGAGAAAAAAGCATACCCCCGCACAGCGGTGGCTATGTCCGTGAATAATTTAATGAATCTGTGGGTGCTTATAGGCCAGATTATAGGTGCGCCAAAAGCGGGTAGCGCCTTGCAGAGTACGCAAGGGGTTAAGTATGACTCCTGAAGGAAAAATAAAGGAAGAAGTAAAGATTTTCCTAAAATCACTGGGGCCGGATTGCTGGTACTTTTGCCCAATGATGATGGGGTATGGTCGCAAAGGCATCCCTGACTTTATGGGATGCTATAAAGGTCACTTCTTTAGCATCGAGACAAAAAGCAAAAACGGCAAAATATCGCCCTGGCAACAGCGTGAGCATGAAGCAATTATTGACGCGGGGGGTGCTGCGTGTTTCTTGTGGACTACGAGCACCATCGAGACGGTAAAAAACTGGTTTGAGAGTTGGGGTTACGTGGACGAATGATATATAGCCCCGAACATAAAGCCGTCATTTATTCCGGCGTGGACGTTGCGCGTATCTGCGAAGTGCTGCCTGAGGCGCGCCGGCTTAACGGCCACCACGTTGTTATCCCCCACGACCTCCATTCTATGCAGGTAATGCGGCACATGGGCTACGAGGCTTATAGCCCTATTCTGACGGGCTATGATTGGCCGAGCAACCCGCACAAAATACCTAAGCCTTTCGACCACCAGCGCCAGATGGCAGCGTTCATGACACTGCATCCCCGTTGCTTCAATCTGGCCGACATGGGTACAGGTAAAACAATGGCGACCCTCTGGGCGCTCGACTACCTGATGGGACAGGGGGCCGTTAAGAAAGTGCTTATACTATCACCATTATCAACCATTTACAGGGTATGGGAAGATGAAATACGCAATCACTTTCTTGGCCGCCGCGAACTTAGTGTGCTCTATGGTGACCGCGCTAAACGTCTTGAGCTTGCCACTAAATCAGCCGATTTCTATATCATTAACCACGACGGGCTTGGCGTGGGCAGTGTTAAATCTACTCGTGGCTATCAGCTTGGTGATATTGCTACGTTCATTAAAGACAACCCTGACTTCAACGCCGTCGTCGTCGATGAGGGATCAGTATACAAAGACGGAAATACCAACCGGTATAAAGTACTCCGAAAGGTCATTGCAGACAAACCGTACGTCTTTTGGCTCACGGGGACGCCCACGCCGGTAGAACCGACGAACGCCTGGAGCCAGGCGCGCATCGTACGCAAGGATTATACCGAAGCGTATCTGGGTTTGCGCGAACGCACAATGACGCGGGTAAGCCAATTTAAATGGGTGCCCAAGCGCGAAGGCCCGGCTCTTGCTGCCCAGGTGCTGCAACCGTCTATTCGCTTTGCGCGTGACGATTGCTTTGACTTACCTGAGGTCATGATTGAGACTCGTGACGTCGAGCTCTCGCCCTTACAGAAGAAAGCGTACGAAGAGCTCAAACAAAATTTACGCACCCAGGTCGGCGCCGGGCAGATAAACGCAATAAACGAAGCGACACTGCGGATGAAGCTTATCCAGATTGCTTGCGGTGCCGTGTATGGCCCTGACCACGAGGTACATAAGGTCGATTGCGCGCCCCGGCTTGCGGTGCTGGAAGAAATCATCGAAGAGGCACCGGCAAAAATAATTATATTTGCCCCGTTGACAAGCGTCATAAACCTACTATATCATGAACTACATAAACGCTATTCAGTCGCAAAGATAACAGGAGCGGTCAGTGCGAAAGACAGAAACGAGATATTTAAAGGCTTCCAGGATGGGACCAACCCGCGAATCATTGTCGCTGATCCCGGAACTATGGCTCACGGGCTCACTCTTACCGCTGCTGACACTACAATATGGTATGGCCCTACTGATAAGCCTGAGCTTTACCAGCAGGCAAACCGGCGCATGGATAGGCCGGGGCAGAAAAACGCAATGCTTATTGTTCGACTTGCAGCAACACCGGTCGAACGTGAAATCTTCAGGCGCCTCGACGGGCGTGAAAAGATGCAAGGTTTAGTGTTGGATTTAGTGAAAGAGGGATAAAAATGGACGTTGAACAGGTAATATCAAAATACATCGAGCTTCGTGACCGCAAGGCCGAGCTTGCCAAAAAGCAATCTGAGGAAATGAAGCCTCTTACTGAGGCTATGGACAGCATTGAGAACTACATATTGCACCAGCTTAACGCCACAGGAGCCGAGGCCTTTAAGACGAAAGCGGGGACGGCGTTTAAAGCTGTGCAACGATCAGTCCAGTTGCAAGACCCGATCGCGTTTAAGGACTTTGTGTTTGCACCCGCCGCAACCGGCGTTACTACATATCTGGCCTCTACGGGCATAGACCTACAAGATGTAGATAAGCAGCACATCGCGCAAATAATCCGTGACCTGCCGATGTGGGACATGGTAGATTTCCGGGTGGGTAAGAAAGGCATCACGGATTATCAGGAGAACGATCAGGGGCAAGTACCTGGTGTCGCTCTGAATTCAACAACAGTTATCAACATAAGGAGAGTATAATGTCTAACGCATTAACGACTACCCAACTTCCCGCGCATCTTCAGGCACTGCTCGGCAACACGTCCCTGGCAAGCTTGAACGATGCCGCAGCCGGGGGGCTTTCATCCGGCGGATGGCCACGCATATCCATCAAAGGCGGCAAATTCCGTCTTTGCTCGCCGCAGGGCGAAGAAGTGCTGGTACCGCAATTCTTTCTAGATGTGGTAATTGTCGGGGCGAACCCGAACGCATCGAAGATTTACTATGCTTCAAAATATGACCCTAATGCGGAAGGCCGCGCACCGGATTGCTATAGTGATAACGGCGTGGGTCCGTCTTCGCAGGCTGCATCCCCGCAGTCTCCCTCTTGCGCAACTTGCCCTAATAACGTATGGGGGTCAAAAATCTCTGAGGCTTCCGGTAAGCAAATTAAGGCCTGTGCGGATGTGAAGAAATTGGCCGTGCTTATTGCCAATAATACCAACGGTCCGGTGTTTGAATTCCGTATCCCCGGCGATTCATTGACAAATTTGACTGCCTACGTGAAATCGCTAAAGGCAGCAAAGATACCTGCTTCCGCGATTATCACGCGTATTTCGTTTGACACCAATTCGGACTATCCCAAGCTTACCTTCGGCACACCGGTCATGCAACAGGGTGAATCGCCTTATATTACGGCTGAAATGCTCGAAGATGTGCTCGAAGTAACGGGCAGCGAGGAAGTGTCGCTGTGCATCGGTGCGAAAGACAAGCCCGCACAAGGAGTGGCACCAGCGGCAACGTCAGTTATTGCAGCCCAGCCGCAGCGTGCGCAATTACCGCCGCCTGCCCCAACTTTGCCGCCTGCCCTGGCTCCACAAACCCCGCCAGCAAATACGGCTCCGGTGGAACCCCCAAAACGTACCCGCCGGACAAAGGCGGAAATGACAGGATCCGCGCAAGCGGCCACCGCTGGAGTAGCAGGAGTGCCCGCACAGCCTCCCGCTACTCCAGCTAACCCGCCGCCTGCCACGCCTTCATTCCTCACAGTCGGTCGCCGTGCCGCCCCTCCGGTATCACCTCAGAACGCCGCCGTGCTGGCGCCGGCGGTTACTAACGCCGCACTCGACGATCTCATTGCAAAGGCGATGAGTACATGACCTTAAGTGAGTATCTACGCATCGCATGCACCAAAGCGGGGTTCACGCGAACGGAACTGGCGGTATGGTTGGAATATAGCAAAAATACCGTTAATGCGTGGATCGCCGGCACAAATAAAAGACCCCACCCTCTTCGGCGCAAACACATGGAAGACAGGATAATTTTGCTGATGAAAGTGCTCAAACGCGCGCATAGTCCGTTGCCTGTCCCCCCGTCTGTTACGCAATTCGAGAGAAAAAAATACATCGAAAAGGTGAGGGACTATGCGCTTGGGAGAGTTTCTAAAGCTGGTTCTTCCGCATGAGGGGTTTAAGTGTGCGGTAGAGTTTCCAAATAAAAAACACTACTTTACAGAATCCTTCGATGAATTGGCAGCTACGATACGTGACATTGATGCGCGCGGGCAAACGGCGTATTTCGCCTGCGCGTCGTTTAAAACAGTTCAGAACCGACGGCAAGTAAACGCGGGCTGGGCGAAGTCTTTCTGGCTGGATATAGATGTAGGAGAGGGTAAACCTTATGCAACAGTCGAACAAGCAATCATTTCTCTCGATGGATTCTGCGACCGGGCAGGTCTTGTATACCCAGGGTTGGTTAAGTCGGGTTCTGGCCTGCATGCCTACTGGATTCTTGACCGCGCTATCGACAGCGCTACCTGGTGCGCTGTTTCTAAGCAACTTAAAGCGCTTACAGAGTCGCAAGGGTTGCACGCGGATGGGTCCCGCACCGCCGACATTGCCTCCATTCTTCGACCCCCAGAAACATTTAATCGCAAACTTCCTGAGGCGAGACGGGTCGAGATAGAAGAAGGTGAGTTTGGGGAAAACGATACGCTGGGCTTTATTACGCAGGTACTGGAGGCACACGTATCCCTACTATCCGGGCAACCTAGCAAAGAGGATATACGGAAACCGTTAGGAATTGCGCCGCAGGGCATAAGTAATCCGTCTGTAAACGACGCCCTTCTAGGCGGCCTGAGTAAAGGCTCGTCTATCAGTATGACGCAAGGCTACCCTGACGGGCAGAGGACGGAGGAACTCAAGCGGCGGGCAGGCTGGTGTTTTAGCCCCGCGGGACGTATGGATCTCCGGCAAGCCATAGATACGTGTATCGCATGGAATAACTGCAACCTGCCGCCGCTACCGGAAGATAAGGTACGTAAAACAGTAGCGGGCTGCTACCAGACTCACTTAACCAGTCACCCGCCAATACTGCCTGTCGAACAACAGCAATTACTGCCGCAAGTGCCCGGTTTCCGTTGGAATGGCCAGCAGCAACTGGAAGTACGTATCGAGGAAGACGAAGAAATTTTCTGGCGTCTCGTATCCAGGTTTCCTATTTTCCCCGGTGCCATTATGAATGACGAGGGCGACGCCCAGAATAATTCGTACATGTTCAAGAAATACCACCCGCAAAAAGGATGGATGGAGCTACTTTTAAGTGCCGCAGAAATGAACGGCCAAAACTGGTATGCAGAGCTATTCAAGCGCGGGGGTGCCAGTTTGGAACCCGGCATGGATAAATATTTTAAAACCTACACACGGAAGGTGGAAGTCATGCTTAGAGAAAACGGTGAAGAAATCATACGCTACAACCAGTTTGGCTGGAAAGATAATTTTAGCGCATTCCTGGTGGGCGACGTGCTTATAAAAAACGGTGTTCCGCAAAAAGCTTTCGGGACAGATAAGCTGCAACCTTACATCGCGCCTATGGCACTCCCCGTTGGAGGCTCGTTGGAAGAGTGGACGCAGCGCGCGGATAAACTCGGGCAGATAGGTATGGAAGCCCATCTGTTTGCCGTCGTATGCAGCTTTGCTTCGACATTAATGCCCTTCTGCGCCGGTATGGGGGACGGCGGTTCAATACTGTCGCTTGTAAGTGAAAAGTCCGGTACAGGCAAATCGCCTACTACCGAGGCTATTGCGTCCGTATGGGGTGACTTGAAATCCGTCGTGGACACGGGCAACTTTACTGAAAACCGTTTGATTGAAGATTTAGTGCGCGGGTGCAACTTGCCACGCGTCACAGAAGAAATGCACCAACGCGATCCCAATATCGCCGCAGCGTGCATAAAGAAATTTACAGTGGGCTGCGACCGCGGACGGCTAAATATGAAAGGCGCGCAGGTGATGGTAGACCGCTTCCAGACAATCCTAATATCCGTATCCAATCACTCACTTGTAGATCTCATAAGACCTATAGACGACCCGGCATCACGGCGTATTTTTGAAATCCGCGTGCCCCGACCGGATAATAAAACGTTCGAAAATTTTAGCGGACTCACGCGCGAAATGATGCGGCATAGGGGGCATGCAGGACGACGGTTTGCCCAGATAATTACCGTAACCAAAATAGTCGAATTTTTAGCCACGATGCTGGGAGGGACTGAAGAACAGCCCGGCACGACAATTATGAAATATAGAGCCACGCTTCAAACGCAGGCGGAGCATCGCTTTCTTGTATGGCTGCTGTCCACGGTAGAAGTCGCTGCGCTTATTTTGACCCAGTGGGGGATAATGCACTTCGACGTTAAACGTCTTATGGACTGGGCGGTAAAGCAAGCCAGTACGCGTATGGTTGAGTCAACCGCCGGGGATGGCGGATCCCAGCTTAATACGTTCCTGTCTGATAATTTGCGGTCAACTCTGGTTGTCCCGCATGCTTTCAAACGCACGAGCGGGCCGGTTTTGGTCGAGCTTGAACCTACGCATAAGTTAATAATCCGCATGGAGCGCGATACCTCCACGATGTACGTAAGTCGGGAAGCGTTGCAGGAGTGGTGCACTAAACGCGGCATCATGTTTGAAGAATTCCTGGACAGGCTTACAGAGCTAAGATGCTTAAAGGAAAGAAAAAAATATGTGACCCTAGGCGCCGGGACTAAATTCGCCTCGTCACGTATATATTGCTGCGAAATAGATATGGCAAATCCAGCTTTAAGCGGGGGATTGCAGGCAACGGAGAAGGAAGTGGAACATGCTTCAGTTTTAGCGTTGCGCAAATGACCCAATTTACAAACAAAAAAAACCGCATATACTTTGAAGGTAAGCTTATAGCTTATTATTCAACTGAAAAACGCGCGGCGGATATAGCTAATGCACTGAATAAAGGTAAAAACAAAAAGAAAACCAGCCTTTTACCACCACTAAAATTATGCCGAGGGTGGGATTTTGCAGGTGTGTGCCTTTACCACAATCACCGTTGCATAATGTACCTAGAATCCGCCGAAGAAGCAGAATTATTTTCTCTTTGCCTTGAAGCAAGGACACATGCAGCACGATACAATCTTTTAGCTTTACGGAAAGCGTAGTTGTGATATATTTGGGAATACGGGGTAATCAGACTTTTACCGCATGGAGGAAATTATGCGCTTTCTAAACACCTTCCGTAAGAAGCTGCTCGCCCTCGCGTGCGCGCTTCTTATTCCCGCTGCTGCTATAGGCGTTATCGACCAGCTTGGCGGTTCTGCTTTTCCACTTACCTATATCACGCAATCACCGTTTAACCTGACAGACGCATTTAATCAGATGCTGTCGATCATATCCACGCAGACCGTGGGTATTTCAACCAAATACCCGGGCGCTGCTTCCATACCTGGTAACGGTACGGATGTAAGTTCGACGACTTTCAGTACCGGTGTCCAGGCAAACCCCCTAGTCCAGGCAACCGTGCAGAACGTTGTTGTCGCAAGCGTAAATGCTACTGGCGGTTTCCCACTTATTTCCGGCCTTTCAGGGCGTACAATTTATCCTGAAAATGTTTCTCTTTTACCTCTCGGCGGGTCTCCTTCTGCGGCTACCCGCATTATGATCGTGTGTACGAGCGGTAACATCCTGATGTCGGTACCTATCGCGTATCTAAACAGCGGTATTTCCCTATCAGCGTTTTACCCCTATTCGTCTACGACCATCGCCACCGGCGGCAACCTGACTTCCACCGCTTTTGGGCAGGGTTGCGCTTCAGGCGATAGCGTACTTATCTCGAATGTTGGCACGAGCGTGGCTACCACGACCAGCTTCATGGTCAACTTACTGTACACGGTGCAGTAACATGATTCCGGCGGGGTTACTCTTTCTAGCCCTGCTGGTTTCTCTTTTCGTGCAGTCAATGACCAGCCCGCTCGCAGGAGCGTGGCTGGTTTTCTTTTTGTTTTCGTGCGCAGCTATGTACGAACCTCCCATGCACAAAGACGGGTTGTGGAAAGCATATCTTGGGTGGATAATTGCCCTATTTGTAGCGACTTTCTTTTTAAGGCCTGTGGGCAACGGCGCTGCGACAATGTGGATTTTATTAGCCGCACCCATGCTGGGACTGGCAATCGACAAAGAGACATTGAACAAATGTCTAATAGCCGCATTAACGGTCTTGGTAGTCTATGCCGCCGGGCTGATTCTGCAGCTTGTTTTCCACGTGCACTACACTATCTTCGAATATCCATTGCCAGGGCGCGAGCATTCTTTTCTGCCTCGCATGGCGTACGCGTGGCCTCTCATAGACCCAAACAACGCAGCCTGCGTATTGAACTGTGGGTTAATCCCTTGCTTCTACCGGGCGCTGCGCAAGCGTTTATGGTGGGGGTTCGTGGCGCTATTCAGTTTTGCACTCTTCCTGACTGCAAGCAAAGCAGGCTGCATGCTCGCGGTAGCCGCGTGCACGGTTCTCCTTATTGAGCGATTTAACAGGCTCCTGTCCGCAATGGAAGTGGTCACCGTGGCGGGCGTCTTAGTTATTGTGTCTTTCCCTTTCTGGCCGGATTCGGTACTGACTTCACTTTCTTCGGCTCTTGTAGAGCGTTTCCCGATATGGGAAGCTGCATGGCCGTTAGCTTTGCGCAACCCCTTCACAGGATTAGGGCTAGGTTCGTTCGGGTTTTATTACAGCGCAGTGCGGATCGAGCATGTTACCGGTGGAGGATTTGCGCATAACGATCTGTTGCAACTAGCTATCGAGCTTGGATTTCCACTCGCGTTTGTTTTTCTAGCCCTTATCCTGGTTGTGGTGCGCGCGACACGAAAAAGCAACATCTTATCTGCAGTGGTTTTGTTTACTGTTTTTGCGCAGGCGATGGTGGAATTTCAACTCTACGTACCGCCTATAAGTATACTGGTAGGACTGGCACTCGCCTATCACCGGCTTAACCAGCTTGAGCCGTATTCTCTACATACGGCGCGCCGTTCTTTTCCGCCCACATCTTAGCAAACAAATCGTCTACCACGTTAAAATTACGTCGGCGGAAAACATTCTCGTCGGCTTTTAAACTCATTGTCCCGGTGCTTACCGCAGCATCTTTTTTGATAGAGTGGATACGCGGACGCTCGCTAGGATCAAAATCATTGGGATCCAGGCGCATCGTTTCCATGAGGACGTCGAGCGCCAAAGGTAAAAGCTGGCGGTTAAGTTTTTCGTGGTTGCCTTCGGCTAAAAGGTCATCCCGGTCGCGTAACCCATCGACTGCAACTTCGGTAACTGCTTCTTCAACCGGTTCGATATATCTGTCCGGTACATCGGCGAGTTGGGTAAGGAGATCTCTTTCAGAAGGCTGTACGACGCTTTCTTCGCTTCGCTGACTGTCTGGCCTGTCCCGCTTGCTACCAGCACGTAATCCCCCGCCGTTACCCAGCACGGTTTTGACACAATCTTCCCAGCTTCCTCGTGCGGAGCTTCGCCCATTCGCACCTCGCACGGGTGCAAGAACTCCCGGTGTTTCACTATGTCCGCGTACACCGGCACCCCGTTGACTTCCTTGCGTGTTAAGTGGCTGTATGGGTAGTCTGGGATCGATAGAACGACCCCCACTGCTACCTTGTCCATTTCCCAGTTGCGCGCGTCCGTGCCCTCTGCCAGATTTATCAACCATTCTGCGTGATCCCCTTTGTGCAATGACTGCTGGATGTTGAATGTCGGCCAGCCAGGACGCATTGTAAATTCCAGCGGTTGTGGCGTACCTTCATCATCAATAATGCAGTTGACATCAATATACCCTACATACCCGAGGCTCGCAAGCTGGTCTTCTACAGGTTTTAATACTTTGTTGGCGAGTAGTGACGACCGCACGTACCGCACCACCGTACCCTGTTCGCCCGTAGCTACGCCCAGATCGTCATTCATTAATTTTTTGAATTCCCAGTTTTCGCACCATCCACGATTGAAACCACCGGGGCCGAACCACCCACCGACCGCCATTTCGATGCCGGGGATGAACTCTTGCAGTATGAAGGGAGTTTTAAGTTTGTTGAATTTTTTCCATCGCTCCAGCATATAGACCATGTCTGCGGGTGACTTGGCACAGTATGAGAGGGCTTTATCAGGACTGTCGCTAGGCTTAGACACATACCTAAGCATAGTAGACCGAACAAAACTAATCGCCTTGTCATAATCGTTAAACTCCTTCGTTGGGGGGCAGGCAATGCCAGCCCGTTTAAGAACCTTCATACCTACGTCCCTGTCAAGCTCCCACTCAACAGACTCCACATTACCGGCGATAACCGCGCAGCCGCGCTCACGAAAAGCGTCCGCGTACTGCATATAGTAGGTGTTATCGGCGAAGAATACTAAATCTGGCCATCGGAGATAATCGGACGGCGCGTCGATGCGTTCAACAATGCCTTTACCAACATTTTTAACTTTTTCATCTGGCCGTACACACCATTTCACCTGGTGACCATCCGCGATGCAGCGCATGGTCCAGTCGAGGGAGGCAGCTTGCTGGTCTATTACAAGGATTTTCACTGGCCTAACTCCTGTTCAAGTGGACTACCATATTTCTCGCGCGTCTTGAGTTGGCGTCGAACAGACTTTGGCATATCCGCAGGAAATTTAACACCGAGTTGCTGCAACCATAAATCTTCCGGCGTGATCTGCCCCCGCGTGATCTGCCCCATACGCTGCATTGGGCTAAATTTATTTGCTATCTCGCTACCGTAATCCCAGCCTACCTCACCAGGCGTTTCACCGGGAATGGATATAGGCTTACCCAAGTACGAATTCACGCCGCGCGCAAGGTCCATACCTTGCATGACGTACCCTGGAGACGCAAGGCTTTGGATATCCTGCCCCACAGTACGCTTACCTTCCATTGTTTTTTGCGCAAGGTCAGGCAATACGGTGTAACCAAAATTTCCAAATTCGGCATTATCCTGCCCCGTAGCCTGCTGGATAAGGGGATTAAGCGCATACTGGCCAAATTCGTACAATGCCGCGATTGTTATAAGCTGGTCGATAGAGTGCGGGTCAAGTTTCGCGCTTCCCTTCAGTATCTCATATAGCCCTTTCAGACGCCCGTACGAATACTTGGGAAAGTCGAGCCATGCCTGCCCCTGCAATGCCTGCCCTATCCACCGCTGGTCACCTACGCGGGCGGGCGTGCGGTAGTTCATAAACGTCTTAGCCGCTTCCTCAGTCGCCTGCGCCTGCGACATCCCCTTCCGCATATACCCGCGCTCGAGCGTTTGCTGCAGGACATCCTGCCAAGAGAAAACAGCTTTGTGTGATACTTCTGCCACACGCGAGAGGAAATCTTTAGGGTTGTCGTATCCAAACCGTTTTGCAAACTGGAAGAAGCTTTGCGGGTCTTGTCGCGCCTTGACACCCATGGCCTCCAATGTCATGCGGCGGAATTCCTCGCCTGCAGTGTCGAGCCCTGGCATCGGTACACCCGCGCGCGCCTGCGCCATATTATATTTGTCGCGCGTAGCTACTGATTTTATGGATTTGAGTAGGTCGCCAATGGTGCCGGGCAGGTCTTTCGCCAAACCCCCGAGCCCCTTCGTCACTAGGAAGGCATCGGTGATGTTGTAGGCGTGGATAGGGTTAAGCCAGAATAACGTGTTGAGAGAAAATTTATTGAGTTGCTCAAGCTTTGTAAGTGCACCCATGTCACGGCGCTGGCTGCCGAGGAAGTCTTCAATCTCTTCGGCATAGCGGGGCTCGAACCTCCAGCCGCGAAAAGCAGGAGCGTTAGGTATCTCTCGCCAATTTTCTGGCACTTCGCTTTTGGAAAACGGCGAATGCGCTACCTGGTTAAAGTCAGGGGATTTCTTTATCTCTTCGAGCATGCGCGCCGACCGTACCGCGCGGCGGGTCTGAAGGAGCGTGGTACCGTACACTCCGAAAGCGTTGTCATGATACTGCACCTGACCTTTGGTCGCTGCCTCAATTTCCCGTCGCGTAGCATCCACAATCTTACCGCCGTTCACCGGCTGCCCAGTTTCGGGATTTACCCTGCCTATAGGATCACCGCGTTTGGAAGCGTCGAATATACTGCCGTCGCCATCTATGTGGACAACCTGCCGCGCGCCGTCTTTTACCAGCGCCATCATGTTACGGCCTTTAAACGTACCAGCCTGCTTGGATATGCTTTTGCCGCCCTCTGGTGCCTGCCCTTTTGTGCCAGTCATCTTATCCAGCGGTGTCCCCATGCCTTTGCGCTGGCGGATTGCCCCGCCGAGGCTACCGGATTCTTCTTCTTCTTCTTCTTCAAATTTAGCGGGGTCGAGCCCCGCTTTTTTTATCTCCGCACGGTTTGCGTTGATCTCGTCCTGCATTGGCTTGATAGAACGGTCAAATACAAGCTGTTCTTCAGGCGTAAGGGGGTATTTTTTAGGGTCGTCAAGGTGGTCAAGCGCCTTAACCCAGAATTGCTCCGGCACGCCTTTAAACGACTTCGCCCATTGGGCAAATTCTTTATAGTCGGCACGAGAGGCACCGCGGTGCTGGTACAGCTTATCCGCAAGACCCTGGGTAGTGGCAACGTCCTTAGTGGAGGCAATGGGCTGGTCGGGAGAGAATATCTTTGACTGGTAAGTTGATATAGGGCGTTGCTCCTTTTCCACTTTACCTAGTATTTTGGCACTTTTATCAGGGTAGAAAGATACTACCTGATTCTGAAACCCCTCCGCTGTCATCCCTAACTTGGACACATTTTCCCGCTCAAAAGCATCCATTAATTTATCTAGGGCTGCTCTTTTCTTTTCATACTGTTTGTCTGTAAGCTCTCCCTTTTCCCATTTACGCGTTAGGTCCGTTAGAGGTTTACTGTACACCTCTTCTGTGTCTAGCCCTCGCACAATAATACCGTCGTACCCCGCAGCTTTTGCCGCTTTAGCTATTTCACGACCTGTTAATAGTTTGCCTTTCTCAGAGAGAAGGCCCAGTACTTTAGCTATATTTCCAGTTTCAGGTGTTATCACTAGCGGGTTGTTAAAATCTACAGTAGCTTTATATGAATGACCGCGCCCCCCCAACCCCGTAAGAGCCACCGACCCCTGCCATTGGCCGGTTTCATCAAAATACGTTTCAGGCCCAAACGCCCCGCCGACCCCTGCGTCGTATCTAGCCCCCATCTCAACTTTATCAGTAGGTAAGAATTTTTTTAAATCAGGGTTACTGGATGAATGCCGCACTTGAAGAGTTTGCCGTTTTGGCGGCGCGGGGGGTGCGGGGGGTGCGGGGGGTGCGGGGGGTGCGGTAGGCTGGTCCGGGTCCGTTTCCGGCTGCACAAGTTGGTTATTAGCTTTTGCAACGGAGGCTATTTTTGGTTCACCTCGGGGGATTTCTACCACAGGTGCTTTTGCCCCACGTAGTTCCGGTACCCCCGCCACACCAAGTATATCCATAGCTGTACCCACAACGTCGCCTACCCGCCCTTGCGTCTTATCCGAAACGCCTGCCTTTGTCGCTGCTGCGCTTGCCACTTGCGTACCCTTCTCAAGCACCGGCACTAGTGGGGCCATGATTGGATTGTATGCGGCTTGCGAAAACTCTTTAACTGGTGACTCACCAGGTGTGTATAACCCTTTCTTCTGCAAGGTATCGAGAGACTCTTTCTTCATAAACGGCGCAGCCATACCAGACACTAGGTTCGCGCCTCCCTTTATCGCCGCTTCAGTGCCTTTTTCAAATGTACTGTACAGCGCACGTGGATCCAAGCCGGGGAGCTTATCTATAAGCCTTTCTGTTTTTTGCGCTGGCTTGAAGTCTATTTTTGGCGCTGCCGATTGTGCAGGCTTAAAATCTATCTTTCTCGTGGGTGTGAAGGCAATAGGCGCGTCTTTTGGCGGGTCAAACACATCCAGTACCGCCTTACGTGCTCCTGCCTGGGGGGAGGGGGTAAAATCCACCATACGTTACGAAGCTTTCTTATAACCGGCCTTTAATGCGTCGTCGAGTTGGTCAGCAGGAATGGTACCTGGAACGCCATTCGGGTCAATAACATGCACAGTACCGGCGGCGGGTGCTTCCTTCGTAGCAGACTTCGGCGCCTTCTCTTTGCTCGGCGGCAGACCTTCTGCTTTACGCTTATCGTCCAGCGCTTTTTTTGCCTCTGCCCATTGCTCTTGTAGAGTTTTACGTTCCTCGGATGAGAGCTTAGGGTCCGTATCTAGCCGGTTGGTTACGGAGGTTAATTCCGCACGCAAGTCAATACTTGACATCTGGTCATATTTTTCCTGGCGATTAGTATCCGCAATCTCCTTGCGCGTAGTATTATTCTTATCTGTATTCGACCCGCTTCGCTGGTCGCGCATCACCGCCAAATCACGTAGTTCCTGCAGCTTCTGATCGAGCATTTGCTGCTGGGACTGCATCTGCGTCTGTTTGATTTCCAACTGCTGTTGAAGCTTCTCCATCGGATTCGCAAACGCGCCGTATTCCTCCAATATTGTCATTTTCTGGTCAGCCGGGATATCCATGGACGCTATTTGCTGGATCATCGCGCTCATATTAGGTAGGCCCGCACCAAACGCCTGCGGCATATTACTCTGAGGCGAAGGGGGCATTGGAAAATTAGCCATGGGCGAACCTCCGGGCAAGCCTTGCGGGGTCGGAGAAGGGTTGCCTGCCGGTTGCGGTCCGCCTGTCTGCAAAGAGGGCGGCATAGGGGGGCCTTGCATGCCAGGAGGCATCTGTGGCGGCATAGGCGGAGCTTGTGTATTGGGGTTAGGCGGCGGAGCAACAGGGGGCATCTGCGGCGGCTGCCCGCTCTGTTGCGCCTGTTGGATAGCCTTGAACAAAGCAGCTTGCTGTTGCTTCTGCTGTTGCTTCTGCTGTTCTTGCTGAATCAATGCCTGAATCTGGGGCTGGGCATTTCCGTATCCTGCCAGTGCTGTACCAAAACCTACCATATCTATACCGCCACCGCCGCCGCAGAACCGGCAGCACTGCCAGAAGAAAAAAGAGCCGAGGTAGAAGGATTCAAGAAGTTAAATCCGCCAGCGGAACTAAAACCGTTACCTAAAAGCGAACCTAACCCCGCGCCGCCGATAGCACCACTTGTTGCACCTTGTAACTGCGCCTGGTACGCCTGCAATGCTGCATTCTGGCCTGCCGTGGATGCCCCAATACCTTGCCCAAGGTAGGACGACAGATCGCCGATTGTCGTCTGCGTACTTGTCTGCGGGCCAAGCAACGAAGCAATATACTGCTGCAATGCTGTTGACTGATTACTAACGCCTGATACCTGTTGCTGGTATGGAATAGAACCGGCCTGCACCTGCGCGCCCGCGCCCGCTGACCCGACATTCTGTGCTGCTGTACCCGCTGTACCCGCCGCCCCCACTGCTGTCCCTGCACCGCTTAAGGCACTTAGAGCACGTGAAAGTTGCTGGTTTTGCCAGTCTATATTAAAATTCGTATCCGCTTGGTTTACGTTGCCCGCCGCCTGCTGACCGGTGAGGCCGTACTGCGCATTAGCCACGTTCGCAGCGTCATTTGTATTTTGCAATGTCTGATTATAGAGTGCCGTTTGGGGGTCAAGGCCTTGATTGAGTACCGTGCTCGCTCCCGAAAGCAGCGGATTTACCGCGCCACTTATTGCACTTGAATTACCCACCCCCGCAGTACCCACCGTCCCGTAGCTCGCACCGCCGGTGTTGGCGGATGTCTGCGCACCTGCCTGGTACGGACTGCCATAAATCTGGTTATATAAATTAGCAAATTGCGGGGAATACTGCGTGTACGGGTTTGATGACCCGTTGACTGTGTTATACCCTTGTGTCAGCAAAGCCTGAAGCTGGCTATCCGCTGTAGAAGTGCCGCCTGGTTGGTATACGTTTACGTTAGGCGCGGAAGGTGCGCTATTGCCACCGAGCAAACCGCCAACCAGTCCGCCGATACCGCTCACCACGCTGCTCATGTACCCTCACAGAACCTTAACGTATATTTTCTCGGTAAAAATATAACCGAGACGTTTCAAGAGCATTATAAGGGGGAAATTCTTTTTTGTCACGAGGTAAGATTTTTTCACGCCAAGCACTTTCAGCATCTTACCGGCCTCACGGATAAGCTTATACCCCGTCCACCCTACCCGGTACTCCGGCAATATGTACAACGTATCGGAAAATGCCATAAGGCAAGTCTTGTCGTGCAGTTGCGGGGTGACAACCGCCATGTAGTACCCGATTAATTTTTTAGTGTTTCGTGCCGTTATGACATGGAGCAACCCCGTAGCTTCCATCACGAGATATTTCTGCCAATCCGGATCTAACCTGTTTTCCTGGTCTATTTCTTCCCAGTGACGCAGCCATAAATCCGGGAGTTCGGGGGCTATAAGCCCGAAAAGTTCTTTCTGGAAAGTGATAGCCATTTAGCCTCCGTAATGGTTCGCCTCGTTAGGGTTGTCGCGCTGCGAAAGGGGCGGGTTAGGATCGGGATTCAAGGGCACCGGGTTCAGTATTTTCTTAATAACAGGGTGATTCTGAATGACCTCTTTCTGAAGGAAGTATTCAATCGCCCATACAACCAAAGAAACGAGCCATCCTGGCATATTCACCCCACTGGAAATATATGGCAGACGGCTATAATAGCCAAGCCCCCTGCCAATATGAGTATCATTAAGCTGCTGCCCCAGAACCGCTGGAAGCAGAAACGGCAGGGATAGCGGAAACCTGATTTGTGATATTGGAAACCAACGTGGTGATTGTGGATGCTGATATAGCTTTACCAGCAGCTTCAAATGCGGCAGGCGCAGCGGCAATACCAGCAGCGATAGCACCAGCAGTGCCGCCAGAGGCTAAACCGCCTAAAACGGCCACGCCAACGGTTTTAACAGCCCCTTCAAGGTCAGCGACGCCAACCGTCTCAAGTTCTGCGAGGGCAGCTTCATAGTCAGCCTTCAGGGCAATGCCAATTGGGTTGCCTGCAAATTTAGCTTCAATTGCCTCAATGTCGGCTTCTATAGTTGCGAAAAAACTCATAAATTTCTCCTTAAACGGTTGGTTGGTTCCAGTTTGGAAGCTCGAAATGTGGCGAGTCCTTTAGACTATGCCACGTGCTTCCGGATATTAAACCTAAAGCTTCTCCTATGGCAATGGCTTTCTGCCAGTCAGGATCAGAGGCATCCCAATCTAGAGCGTTATCCCCATCGTCATAAAGGGCGAAATCGAAGGCTTTGCTGGCCGGAGTTCCGGTAGCCGTTCCATCGTCTGTGCAATTATGGGGGGACAGGCCGCCACGAGCGTTGGTGATGATATTACCGGGTGCCGTGCGTCCGCAAGCATAGTCTGCATCCTGATTAGCATAAGACCTCCATGTTTGAGTGATGATAGCGCGTAGCCCGGCTGTTTTACAGTTGGCAAGAAACTGCTGGCAAAGCGGTTGAAGCTTTGGATCAAGATCGGATAAATTACGGTCGCTCATTTTTCCCCACCACAGATTCGTGGATATCGTCTACTTCCTGTTTCATCGCCGCAAGGTTATTTGATGCGCCAGCCTGCCATACCTCAAGTGCTGATATGCGTTTAGTATGATCATTTAACATTTCGCCGTAGGCTTCCACGGTAGACCATTTTGTAGCTGCAATGAAGGTCATTAGCATAAGAAAACTCGCCACATGCCAGTAGGGACGGATCCAGTGCCACCACTGTTGGGCTATATCACTATCTTCTTTACGACGCTTCTCCATATCACCACCACTTGACAACTGCTACACCCGCGGCACCCGCGCCGCCGTTACCGTTATTCGCACCTGACCCTCCCGCACCATACGCCGTCGCGGTATTGCCCGTGGTTCCCGTCAGCGGATTCGCACCGCCGCCCCAATACGATGCCCCACCTAGGCCAGCGGTATAAGACCCGGAACCGTTCATGCCGCCGCCGCCGGTTAGACTAAGCGTCGCATTGGTGCACGCAGAAGACTGAGCCGCGCCAAGATTTGTAGTTGCCCCGCCTCCTACCGCACCGTTACCGCCAGGAGCCGTAACTGTAACGGAGTTGACAAGTATGCTTGAATTTGTACCGCTCGCTCCTGTAGTCGAACTACCCGCGCCGCCGCCGCCGACGGTAATCGTCTCAGACTGGCCTGAAGCCAACGCACTGACATAGTATACGCACGTAGCGCCTGCACCGCCACCGCCACCTTGCGTGCCTCCACCCCCCGCGCCACCGCCGCCAGTAACAATAAACTCATACTGAGTTCCAGCTACCGCAGATGCAGGTGTCGTGAATGTCCCCGTCGTAGTAAATACCTGTTCTCCGCGCGCTACGCTATTAACAAATTTATCCGTCGCAGGCGCTGCGGTATTATCCGTTTGCACCTGCGACGATGCCAACGTCGTGCCAGGAAGGACAGGCGCACTGCCAAAAGCAAGATTGCCTGCACTGTTAAACGTAAAATTTATGCCGTCAGTACTAAAATTTGGATTCATTACCTCAAGCTGCGACCCTACCACCGTAAACAAATACTTATTGCCCGCCTGTAACTCTCCGCCAGTCGTGGAAGCAAGCGCACCTGCGCCGGGCTTGTTCACATTCGTCACACCGAGGCCGTTGGGGTTTATTGTCAACGCCCCGTTGTTTGTATACCCCGCTGTCATTGTGAACATGTACCCGTCAGTCAGCGAGAACGTACTCGGGACCATCGTTGCTAAAACTTGTGCGTTTGCCGTGCCCGTAGAAGTACTGCCAAAAAAATACGCGGCCCCCCCAAACGTGGGGGCTAGCGGCGTGGTCAAGCCCGTGAGCGACGTAATATTAGAATTCACGCCCGCCGTTGCGCAATTCGCATTTACGTCGGTAACGATAGTGTTAAAATTACCCATTACCTGTGTTGCATCCGCAAGAGAACCGTTCGTCAAATTGTACGGAATGGAAGGGATACAAGTCGCAAAAGCGGGCTGCGCCAGCAATAGAGCTATGAGGAAAGCTAAAAGTTTTTTCATGCCGCCGCCCCTTAATTTAGAAGGTAGTTTAATTGTTTGTATGCGTTATGTAAACAGCCTATTTTCATACTCAGCGACGACTGCCCCTGAACGATGACACTGAGCTTATTAAAAATGACCGCCTGGTTCCACGGAATCGTGAAAGGTTTCAAGCCCGAAGTTGAAGCCCCCCAGTTTGCCCTGCCCCACGTGAACTGCCCCCAAATTGCTTGATTGGTGCCTCCGGTAATACTCCCCTGAGCAAGCACTGTCCCATCTTCGTCTTGAGCCGTACAATTGTAAGTTTCACCGCTTGCAGGCAACGCGATCTCTATCGTAGATTTTTGGACTTTGTTTGCGTAGATATTATTTAGATCTGTCATATTCGAAGTTTCATACACAAACGCAAGCTGCGTACCATTTTCGACGAAAGACGTCCCGCCGCCTTGGTGCCCCTGATCTGTGTAAGAATCCCAAATCGCGCCGGGAAGGGTGTTAGACGCGATAACAAAATCACCGTTAAAAGCTGCCGCTACGTCATACTGGAAAGTATGCGGCCCTGTCCAGCCGCCGCGTTTAAAACTGTACCACCAGTCTTGAAACGGGCTACCCGGCATCGCGCCGTTTTGCACGCATATACGATATATTTCCGAATTGTAAGCTGCCGCGACGCGTGACGGTGTGACTGCGTATTTGAACGGTATGCATATATTGGGCTCCGGCTCGGACACAAAACCATAAAAACTAATATCCCTGATACCATCAATCGCCATAAACCGCACGCCGTAAGGTGTTGGGACGACGGAACGGGGGGCCGCCGTCCCAACGGTCGGACTTAGCAAGTTCATCGCTAAGTTAGTCGTGATAGGGTCACCTGTTACCTGCGCAACTTGGGTAAGCTTAAAAAGTAACACCGCCTGTATAATTGCCTGTGAAGTACTGCCCATAGGTAACGGCGCCATCGCGGTGATCGGCGTCAAATCGCCAAAACTCAACGACTGGTTAGAATTGAACATATTAAGCGCCAGCGTATCAGTGTAATAGGCGGTATTACCGCATGCAAAATATGTTCTGTTATTAAACGTACTGCAGGCCACGGGGGCTGAAGGAAGGCCGTTCGTACTGGTATTTCCCGCCGTATAGACCGGCGCGGTGGGTGTCGTAAGATTAAACGATCCGAAGAAATGTGTTACGCCGTCATACCCGATATGTGTCAGCACAAGTTCAATACCCGTCAAGGTAAACTGGGGCGGCGTCCACGCTCCCGTCGTTGCTTGCGAGGTAGGGCATTTGGCTACTGTGATACCGGAAATCGCGATAAAAGCGCCGGTGTTTGTATTATACGCGAAAGGGTAGTCAAGGCCTGCATAGGACCCAGATGTAATACCTACCATCCCGTAAATTATGTTGTCGATTGCAAATTCAGCCGTGATAACGCCCACAGTGCCGGGTGCCGCTCCCCACGTGCTAAAATTTACCGTTTTTGAATTGGCGGGTCGGCATATAAGGCAGTTTGGCGTGGAATCGTCCCAGATTAAATTCGAAAGACTCAAGCAAGCGCCTGGAGGCGATGCGTCACCGTCAACAGTATCCGCCACACTGCGCGGCGCAAAGCGGATATGTTGTTCTTCCGGCGTGCGCATACATACCCCTAAAACCCGAGTTTCTTAGATGGCGGAAGGTTACCACGAAGCCGAAAAGTATTGGGGTCAAGTTTGACCTGCTGCGAATATCCTTCTTTATCGTCGCTCATGATGAGATACTTATTCATGCGCCGTTCAACCTCTTTCTCCAGCAATGCACCGCGCTGCGGGTTATCACTCAACATCATCGTATCCACGCAGAGATCTTTTAACAGTGCCCTCTGGTTAGGGAACCACGGAATCGTAGCGCTCGTTTCCGGAGTCGTTATATCCGAAGTCTGTGGGCGATACCGAATTGTTACCGCAAGAGGTATAGCAGGCGGGGGGTAAAAATACATCGCGGGAGGACTTTGCGACATATCCGTGGCAAAACGCTCAGGGTAATTATCTATGCCTTGCCCGGTAAACAACTTGTCAAATTCATCAAGTTCCATCTGTGTGACATAAAACGGCTCCCCCTGGACAAGGTAGAACACGTCGTACGCGCGCAAGTAGTTTGAAGGAAGAGGGTTAGCGTAAGGGATGACGGCCTGCGGCCCTATATTAAGCGTAGTGGTCTGCCGCACCACATCTTCATCCATTGTCTGCGCATAATCGGCCAGAATCATATTAAGAAACTGGCCGATTTGCGAAACGCGCCCTGGCACATCACAGATTTGTCCGGCAAGGCTGACTAACTGTGATGCAGAATAGGGCATTTAGTCCTCAAGTTCTTTTTTGATGCGGGCGATAACAAGTTCGCCCTTCTCCATATCCAGCTTCGCGCGCTGGAGCTCTTCATTCTTCGTTACGCGGTAATTTGTGGCCTGCGCGCGCATATTGGTTATCTGAGTTTGCACCATGGAATGACCGCTCTTTGGCCCCTCCTTCAGCGTAGCCATTTCCTTTTCCATTTCTGCTTCGTATGTTGAGATCATCAATTCGATTGCAGCAATAGTCTTTTTGGAAAGTGCCACCGTGTTTTCGATATCCCGCAATATCACCAAGGAAGATTGCCGGTTTGTAGCGAGGCGAAGCTTATCAAGCTCCTCGTTCATGTCCTTCAACGTTGCACCGAGCGGTAACGTACCGGAAATAGTAACCTGCCGCCCGCTGCCATAATCCATCACTAGATTTATGGCGTAGCCAATAGAAGGTGCCTTAACCAATGCAGTTGCCTCAGCCGCAGCGTTTTCCTGTGCTTTTTCGTTATTCATAGTAATTCCCCGTAATTAGCGTTTAATGAGCCATCACGGAAGAGTGGGACAGACGCTTCGGCATTGATTCCAAGAACTCGTTTTTTTCACCGCGTCTTGCAAACTCCTGCCTCCAGCCCCGATCCATCTGATCCAGGAGGACTGCCGCCACTGCCCGACGCTTGGTATATTTGCGACCGCTGTAGTAACGTGCGCCATCAAGGATAATGTACTTTGGATAAGACGCAAGCTGTAATTCGACGGTAACTAAATCCTCACCGGAATCATCCTTGCCGTTGGCAAACATGGCCTGAGCCTGAATACGCTTCTTCTCGGCTGCTTTGAATTCTTTCATTTTAGAAAGCTTCAGTGCAGCAGCAACTTCCTTGCGCGCTTCAGCGCGAAGTTTGGTTTTCTCTGCTTCAGTGAGCTCAAGCGATATTTCGCCCTCATCTATGGCATTATCGGATGCAGCCACAATGGTTTCATCTTCGACTTCTGCCCCAAATTCAAAACTGTCTTTTACTGTTTCGTCTTTCTTTTTAGCCATAACACTCTCCCGTAATTAAAAATTAACGGGAGGGGTATTTAGCCCCTCCCGACCCAGCATGGTTACTTAACCGAAGGTTGCGCTGAAATTCGAAACAGACTCGACGCGACCCATAAAGTTATTGTTAAGGATAATGGTATTCCACATGCACTTCCAGCCTACCATGTAAAGCTGGTTGAGCGGATCGACCTTTTCTGCTTTATCCAGAAAGTAAAACTTCATGTCGTCAAGCATGACCTGCCCGTACGCATCCTTGCCAAAAAAGAACGTCGGGAACACCGTCAAGCCGCTACCGGGCGACGCAGGCGGGGTACGTGAGGAACCAATGGCATTAAGCGTTACCGTGGCACCTGGGGCAAGCCCAACTGCCTGGCCAGCCAATGCGCCCACCGTAGGACCACTACCAGATGCAGCCAGATGGACGGGGGTAGATGCGGTATCGAGATATACTGCGTAAGTGTAGCCCGCCGTGGTAGGAAGCACCACAGTAATTGAACCCGCACCGCTACCGCCGACAGAGATAGAAGCCGAAATTTGGCCAATCGCCGTCTCATAGCCCTGCTGGCTCAAGAAACCAGTTATCTGAAGGTAGTACGTACCGTTGGCAAGCGAGCCACCCGTCGTGTTCGCGGTGTACGACCCTGCGGTCGTGCTCGGAGTACCAGACGGTTGTGCTACATACACGAAATACGGAAGCATATTAGATGCCACCCAACGCGTACCGCCCCACTCACCAATCTCGTCGTTATAGAGACGGTTAATATCGGACTGCGCCCATGCCTGGGTAACCAGCGGAGACTCACGCAAATCAGCCTCTACTTCCGGGCGGGTCACCACAACGTAGTGCTTGCGACCTGCAGGAGACTTAGAAGCCATGGAAGGCTTACCCGCGGTAACCTTCTGGTCTTCCTCAAGCTGACCCATATACTGCGGCGCGCCAATAATCTTCAGCGCCGTCACCATACGGTTTACTTCGTGCGAGTTCATCACGTCACCAGCGACCAGCGAAGCGCGCGCGCCCCGGCTATTCACGTAGTTAATCTGCGTATTGGCCATCAGCGCGTTGCAGGTGTTGCGTTCGAGGGTTTCCTGCGCGTTCATCGCGATCAGGTCTTTCGCAGTGACAAACAGCGGATGCTCAATCGAAAAATCCGCAATGTCGGTCACGGTAATCGTATCGCCCCACTGCTGCGCGGTCACGCTAACCTGTGCCAAGGGGATCGTCTCGCCTACAGGCGGGACGCCTTCAGAAAGCGGTGCAAGCGGAAGATTGGTACGATCATACCGTGAAGCGGTATACGTGGTACCACGCTGTTTGGGTAGGCGCAAAGCCTGACCAAATTGGAACATAACAAGTTGACGCTGCACCAGCGGCAACTTTTCTTTCTGAATAAAATTACTTACGTCTGCTGCGTAAGTGCCTGAAGAATTGACTTGGGCCATGATAGTCTCCTTTTAAGAATGTTGCCAAGAGGTTGAAAAAACAGAACCGGGTACGACAATGGGCCAGCCAGAGCCGTCCACCATTATCCAATCACCGGGATTTACCAGATACCCTTGAGGGGCCCGCTCAGTAGGAATAAACAGCCTGCCGTTTTGAAGCCTCTGCATGTATATAGCGACATTGTCACCCCCTACGCCCGCGGCATTAGAAGGACCTTTTATTAATTCCATTAAATTACCGAGGTCGGTAGGAGACATACCGCTAGGTTGGAATTGAAGAGTCTTTAGACTCGTCGTAAGTTTTGTGCCCGCAGTTAAAAGCGCCATTCCGTCCTCCGCTACATGCAGAGGGTAAAATGTCCTCTGCGGTTAAAAATAATCTCCGCGCTGCTCACGCTGGAGTAATCTTGATCTCATTTGCTCAAGAGTTTCTTCGCCTTTCTTAGCCCCACCCGTATCGCCTTTAGCCGATGTGGCAGTACCTTTAGCCGAATTCACCCGAGCCGTTGCAGCAGCCTTAGCAACTGCAACTTGTTTTGCTGTCTTCGGGGAAGCTGCAGTTTTCAATGCCGCCTGCCCTACCACGTATGCCAACACCGTTTCACGTGGGGCGTTTGTCCCACTTCTACGCATATTAGCTAAAACAGTTTCTACCTCCGCACTATGCTTCTTTGCCACAGGGTTAGAAGCACAAAGCGACATAAATTTGGACTGATCCAAAGAGTCGGCGATTTGTATCTGGGTCATCTGCTGACCCTGCTCGAGCCTCCTAATTGTCTCGCTCTGCTCAAAAACCTTACGCTCCACCGGGTCCATCAACGCCAGCTTCTCCGCCCTCAAGCGTTCCGCTTCCGCTGTATCTGCTGGTGCCGCACTCCGGCTTTGCTCAAGAGCTTCTGCTCTTGCCTCTGCCCTTATGCGCGCCTCGCGCTCCGTCCTGGCTTCATTCGCAAGTTTCTGTAACCGGGTCTCTCCGCGAGTTGGCGCAGATGCTTGCGCATCCTCTTCACCTTCCTCACCAGATTCTTCTGTATCTTCAGTTTCAGTGGACTCTTCAGCCCCCTCTTCTGCCTCAACAGTTTCCTCTCCAAGAGCGTCGGTTTCAGTTTCGACAACTTCTTCAGCTTCGGCCATACAAATTCCCCGTGTCAGTCAGCGAATTACGATCCGCCAGTCGTGATAGTAGGTAACGCCTACCGCTCGATACTTTTCATAATACGCCTACCACTAATAGATGCAAGCACTTTTTACACCTAAGCTTTACGCGGCATGGAAAGTGGCATCTGATCAGTGGAAACCATGCCGGGAGGTTGCTGCGCACCTTGCGGTACCTGCGGCACTGCACCCGGCCTCGGGCCACCTATCTGCGGCTGGGCAGGGGCACCTTGACTTCCAGGCTGCGCCCCTTGCGCAGCCGCAGCTTTGGCTTTCGCTGCTTTCATGTGCTCAAGAATATGCCCACGCGCTAAAACAGCTTCCTGCATCATCTGTTGCATTTCCGGGGGTAGATCCAGCACATCCTTGAAAGCGGTAAAGTGCGACTGTATATGTGCCATGTCATCATCCATATCATGCACCTGCACAGGAAAATGATTTCGTATAAGCGCATTTTCCGTTTCGGGACTCATAGAAAGCTGGTGGCGCTGATCAATTAAAACATTCGGCGCAATACGCGGGCCGTAGGTAACTTCAGAGATATACTCAAGCACCGGCCCAAGATCAAGTTTACGCCCGTTAAGTAACTGCGGCGGTAGTTCTTTCAATACGTTCGTCCAGGAAATCATCGCTTGCACCTGTTGCTGCGCCTTAAAACCTTCCGTGCCGTACCACTTAAACTCATACCGCTGGCGTTCCTGAAACGGTTCGACCTGCTGCATATCCGCCTGCAACCCCATCTGGCCAAACTTTTTCACGGTAATGGCCTTATCACGGTACTGGTAATCGAGCTCATACGCCCATTCCAGCCACTTTGATAAAATTCCTTCCTGTATGACCGCAGTATTATCCGCTGCGCTTTCCAAAGCCACCTGCTGCTCCTGCGCCACCTGCGCCTGGGAAGGTTTTTTACTCGCATTACCGTGCGGTAACATCGCCGGATTCACCCCGAGCGACTGCATAATTTGGTCTTTTAGTGAACCAATAAATTGAATTGCATCTTTCCATAAAGCCGGAAACTCCGCAAATTTTGTATCGTTGGGACTCGTCAACCACACCGAAGCCATAGCCAAAACCATAGACCCCGCGCGCGGGTTTTTCTCAGGGTCAGTCATGACGATAGGTAGCATTGAGAACATGCCAGAGTCCGCGCCCATCATTGCAAAATCATTTATCTGATACTGCAACGACGCGACGCGATACACGGGTGGCGCACTCCAAATCGTACCTGGTTCCTTGTCCACGGGCTGCGTTATCAGCGGTACGCGATCAGACCAGTACGGATTGCGCTTGCAACCGAGGATAATTTGCGGTCCGCCAAAGTGCGAAACCATCATGCGGTATTCGCCTTTAATTTTCAGTTTTGTCCATATTTGGAATATCTCTGCGCGCTTACTGCCTTTCGCGTCCGTCTTTACTCCAGCGGACGCAGCGGCCTGCTTACCTGTGTCGGGCTGCGGCTTGTCGGTAGCCGACCCCATTTTTCCAATAAGCTGATCGGCTGCGTCTTTCTCAAAAATGCCGTCTTTCACCCACTGCTTTATTTTTGCCTTCGAAAACCGAAGCCGGATACCAACACAATCGGCCTCTTCCACAGTATCAACAGTAGCGGGCAAAATAACAAAATCGCGGGGGTCAAGGACAGTAGCGCTGGGAAATTCATCTACGTCTTCCGCATATTCTACATCGTCATATTCCGGTGACCCGTCAATATCAGTCCCTAAATCCGTTTGCATTTCCGCAACTTTTTTCTTACTCACAATACAGCGCGTGTGTTTCTGCCACTCCGGGTATAATGCATACTGCCCACCACAATCCCCGGTACGCATCAACGCAGGCGCCACATTCTCGCGCAGCTTCGCACGGCGTGCATAATAATCCATAAGTGCAATAAGGTCGTACGGTACCTTACCGTCATTACCTACAATATCAGCATACCGCCCCGACGGCGGAAAAAGCATATTCACAAAACGTGTCATACGCGCGTCAACCGCGTCGCGCACCACAGGCACATATATTTTTGAATTGCCTGTATAAGCTTGGTTCTCATTGAGATTGCAGTGATATATATCCCAGCATTCGTCAATCATTGCGTTCTGTTCCGACTTATCCTGAAACGCGCCCTCGACTTGCGTGTAAATTTCACCCAGTTGTTTCTGGATATATTTAAGGCCAGAATAATCCTTTTCGCGATCCTCAAGGGACTCGTCGATAGTGTCATCATCCTCGTCTAACTCGGGCTCGTTTTTAGGCTTCATTACCGCCTCAGCGAAATATATTGTTGGCCGCTTGGGGTTCGCGCGTACGTCAACCCGTCATTTTCCATCTTACCAATTCCGTCAAAATAAGCTACAAAACTTTCGAGGCCTTCCATAATGAGCCTGTATTGATTATCCTCCGGCTGGTCAGAAAGCTTACCGGACTTATCCAGCCTGCGCACATACCCGCGCGAAAACCCACCTACCACCCACCGGCAATCCTGCTGCACCATTATGCAAGGAAAACCGTTCTTCTGCTTCTGCAACCACGGACGAAGCTGGCCCTCTGACTTCGCAGCCCACCCAGTTTTCTTTGCCTGTAAAAACTCCGCCTTTATCGCAGCGGGCAGACCATTGTTTGCATACCTGTCAAACTGCTCCTGCGGGGCGCATACTTCCAACTTTCCCCCCGCCAGTATCGCTTCTCGTAAGATTCTTCCAAAGCACTCCTGCGGTGGCTCATTGATAGCCCAGTCCCGGTATATCCTTAACGTACCATCGTCGTATTGCACTAATGCCGCAGCGGTCATTGCCGGGCGGGAAGAGACGCATAAGTACCGAGGTAAATTAGCCCTCGGTTCGAGAGCCAAAGCAAGGTGCCGGGCTGTAAAGTCCTCGTACACGGGGCGTCCGGCTCGCATCTTAAGAGCATAGGCAAGGGCGTTAGGTACATCAATTCGTCCCGTGGGAAACTGTAAAAGCTCTTGCTCAAGGTCCGGCAAATGTTTGACATGAATCACATCCCCCGCGATATAAAATGGTTGAAGCCCTTCAATAAATCGTCGCTTATCTCTCGGCGCACGCTCTGCAACTATGGGCATGCTCCGGCCTATCTGCAACACCATCGCGCGCAGCGGCTGCATTAAAAACTCCTCAAGGCCATCAGCTTCCACGCCGATGCGCACTGGCTTAAACCGTTCGTCCCACTCCGCGATCTTCCGCACAATCTCGTCTGGCTTGTGAAAATGCCCCTCTGCCTCATGCACAATAAGCTGATTACCAAGCCACGACCACGCAACATACCCCGTACGCGCCGATGTTTTCTTTACTGTGCGCGCCGGGTCAACAAATATCTCCACAGGTAAATATTGCACCGGTGCGGGAGCAACTTTTATCATTCGGGGCTGAAAGGCCTTACCCGCAATATCTTCCGCGCGGCACATATATTCCTGCTCAAATTCCACGTACCTGCCTGCATTAAGATAGTTTAACTGCTCCTCCTTTATCCATGCCATAGGGAAGCGCGCCGGCCACGCCGACTTTTCCTCGCCCGTCTCGGTATCAATATTGATAATCGGGAATATTTTAGATTTCCATTTAGGGTCGTTGCATTTTTTGATGATCAAAGACTTAGGGTGAATGGCCGTCCCTGCAAACCGCACCTTTCGTTTCGTCGGATGCAGCGCCGGAAGCAACGTACCAGTCAACCAACGCTCAGTACGATCCCGTGATTCTTCTGTACGTATGTTTTCTTCATCCTCCAAATCGTCGATCACCGCTACGTCTGGACGTTCGTCGTTATGCTTTTTACCGCGCATAGACTGCCCCGCGCCGACAGCTTGAATCTTCACGCCGTTAGCCAGCACCAATTCGTCCATAGACCACGGTGAAGATTTCTGGTCGCCAAAAAGCTCTATAATTACGTCATTGTTCTCGAGCTCATTCCTGATAGGTGCCAGACGTTCACATGCGCTTTCCCACTTTGGGCCCACGATGATTGGAAACACAAACTCCTGGAATAATGCAGACAGTAAAACATATTCTTCAAGTAATGTTGATTTAGCCGCGCCGCGAAATGCCATCATCGCCACAAGCGAATCCTCGCTATAAAGTAACTCCAAGAGTTCCCTATGAAATGCCGGGTCCGCGTCTTTATGCCGATGTGCAAAAAGATGATGGTGCGCCGCTATTCGGTCCTCTTTAAACCGCCGCAGCATCCACTCGCGTTTCTCGCTGTTGAGCATTACACCCTCTGATAAGGGTACGAATCCTTGATGTTCTCTGCAAAGTACGATCCCGGCGACGGCGCCGATAAAAGGGATTCGTATTCATCTTCCGGAACACCTGTATACGCATACTTGCTACCTGAAATAAACTCCACTACCATTGTGGTAGAGTCCTTATCATAAGCAACTCCGCGAAGGTTTGATGATACGACTGATCTGAATTCCATAACTACCCGTCCTCATCCTGTGGTGGATTGTTTGTGTCGTTTTCCTCGTCCCACTCTCTCTGGTTCTCCGGCATCTTGTATACCCCCCTTTGCTGTATCAGTATCAATAATATTAAATAGCTGGCCTGTCTCATCTTTCTTAACCATTTGCTGCCTCACTTTCAATAATTAAATGTCTCGAAGGGATAAACGCCAAAAGTTATCAACTTACGAACCAGATGTATTTAAATTAAATATTTGAATAACATCTGCTGGTACGTCTGCTGGGTATTGTGCATAAATAGCCGTTACAATAGCAACGGTTGAAGCTGAATCATTTTGCGCGGCTACTAACTTATTCTGCAACCCACTTATTTGAGCTGGCAATGTATTTATTAGCGCAGCTTGCAGTCGAAAATCTTGTGTGAGTTGATTAAAGTCGACCTGAACACCATCGACTGACAATAGATCTATTGATGTTTTTATAATATCCATAAATTTCCTTTTTAATTAAAATAATAATTAAGAACTTGCTGCATGACACTCATAATCAATTTTAGTGCCGGACAAAGCGCCGATATTTGTGATTGTGATGGCTGAGGTTGAAAGAACATAAGAAGCTGATAATCCCGATTGTTCTGTTACTGTGCAGAATGGAGCATTTGTATATGCAGTAGCGAAAGTTATTGTACAGCCTGTTGAAACACTTCCCTCTGTGATCTCACCCGCTCCGTCTGTGCTATTGGTTGCTATTGCTGGCGAAGTTCCACAGGAAGAAAGGGTTGGAATTGTCCCTGAAAAATTCTCGTGACCTAATATCGTAAGTGCAGTGGTTGGACTATATGTACCAATCCCCACATTTCCTAATCCGTCTATAACATCGGTCGGAGGGACATTTGAACCCTTACCCACTTCCATTAAATACACATAGACCTTAGCTCCAGATGCGTGACTCGCTACTGTTGAACCATAAATACCTCTGGTTATGCCAGAAAATTGATTACCCCCACCTCCGTTACTGGTATATTCCATCCACTCATTATCGACTCTCAAAACGCCAGATGTCGGATAGCCAGCCGATGAAACGACATCCATATAAGACCAAAATGAACCTGTGCCCATAGGATTATCGGTAACAGTTGTGTAAGAAGATGGGCCATTTCCAAATCGAATATTACCATTGACATCAAGTGCTTCTTTCGGAGTGATGGTACTCGCACCAACTTTGCCAGTGCCAAGAACAGATAATTTTGTATTATAACTATTGTCACTAACATTTAATAATACTTGGTCAATCAACGGAGAATTGACGTACAGAGCATAACAATGTTGTGCTGGAGTAGTATTGTATGCTCCGCGTATCAATCCCTGAAAGACATTCCCTGTATAGAAGGCATATGAGATAGCTTCTTGGTCAAGGACAAACGTACCGGAAGTAGGATAGCCAGCGGTCGAACCCACATTTGTAGTTATTGCGTTTGCCCCTAAACAATTATCAGTATCAAAGGTTTCCGGTGAGGGTACTTGCCCCACTCGTTCGCCCCCTCCAATGTCTAGTGATTCAAATGGACCAGCATTTCCTACACCCACCGAACCGTTGGCGCTCACAATGAATTTAGGATTATTGCCACTATCTTTGACCATTAAAAGATATGGACTCAATGGCTCGGTTTGACAGTGTGTTCCTGCGGAAGTTCCAAATAATCCACGAGTCAGCCCTGTAAAAGAACTGCCTGTTTTTCCTGTGTATGACATTACCTCTGTATTGGACGTGTTGTAAAATAGAGGCTGATAATTTGGAACAAGCAAATATCCCTTTGAAGCATAGCCTGTGGTAGACACGACATCTATTGTCGTTGCGACAGTATTCAAACAATTATCCGTGACGGTGGTAAGTGTTGCCGGAGATTGTCCGAAATCGACATTTGCACTCACATCCAGTCCTTGAAACGCTGATGTGTTATTTATTCCGATATATCCATTGCTTAAAATTTTTATAGCATTTGTTGCGCCATTATTTCCAACTAAAAAATTTATTGCATCAGTTGCGCCTATACCTGAAGTTGATTGTAGAGATAGAGCAGAACCTGTGCCTGTCCCACCAATCAATAATGGCTCAGTGAGAGAGGTGTCCATCGTATATGCCCCTGTACCGAAGGTGCCTGCGGTTACGAGTGATGCTGGGACTGCACCTGCGGAAAGAGTACCGACTGTCGTAATTGAAGATTGACCCACATACGAACCAGAAATATCTATGACTGGAGTTGTGCCACCAGTGGAAGTGATGCGGTTTGTAGTGCCGGTGACGGAGGTGACGGCTGTGGAAGAGGAAAGGCACGGCGCACCCGCGTCTAAAATCTGGCCTGAAGTACCAAACTTTGTGCAATTTCCTGAAAGTGGGGTACCGGTGTAGGTCACAATATTCGAGGGCGGGGTAACCAATTCGTCCGTCGTACCCGAGCGCACCGCAACCAATTGGTCGGTAGAAGAATTCAGTGCGCCGCCATTATTTATCTGGCTAAGTTTTGTCCCAAGCGCGTGCGCGGGCAAACACACTAAACACAGCGCTGCTACCAGAACTTTAAGTTTCAGGGACATAAAAATCAGGAGGTGTTGTGCTATCTTCCGTCACGTATGGAGTTTCACCATCCTCTTGCACATACACGTCCTCAGGGACCTGTGTACTATACGGAAACCATATACACATGTGGCCGGTTATACCAAACATACACTACTCCTGGGCGGATGCAATAATCGCCTTCTGCGCATTCTCGCGCTTCGTTACCAGACCTTCGCGTTTCTCCACAGCTATCTCGCGGTTCCCTATATCGCGCTCACGACCCTCTACGAAGCGTTCCCGCTTCGCCACCGCCGTTTCACGTGCCGCTACCGCGCGGTCTTTTGCCTTACTATCCTCAATCTGAGTTGCAAGCGTTCTCATCGTTAATTCGTACACGTCCACAACTTCCAGCTTATGCTTCTTCACCGCCGCTTGATGCTCCTCAATATCCGCTGCCAGTTTCTTCTGCGCCGCAGGTAATTCCGCCTTGGCGCGCGCCGCCGCATTCACTGTTGCCCCCGCAAGGTCGCGCTCGTCTTTCTCCGCCTGCGTAAGAGCCACCTGCTGCGTATGCAAAGCTTCCGCCTCCGCAAATGCCTTAGGGTTCTGCACGAGAACCATAATCGCCTGCGCCAGCGACATTGTGGCATCCGCCATCTGCGGGGTGAGGTTCGCCGGTACTGCTGCCATAGGTCCCATAAAACTAATCGTAAAATACTGAGATCGAACCACTGCCTGACACAAACTGCACGTACAATCCGTTGTTTAATTTTGCCGGGATAGGGTACGGGTTACCCGCCGTCATCGGCAAGGAATCTACAATTTTCGTCGTAGGCCCCAGCGTACCCGTCGCGTCCTGCCCATCCCAGATGGAGATAACCAAGTTGCTGGACTGGGCGCATAAAATTCCGGTGATAGTGCCAAGCCCGGTGGCTTTCTTGAGAAGCGCCGAACCGGTCAAAAGCTTAACTTGTGTTGGGTTAGGATTGCCAAACATGTTTACCTCATTGCGGCCAGTGTAAACCACGAGTGCGGTGTGTGCAAGGAAAATATATCGGGCAGGCTGCGGCCAAGTCAACAAGGCAGCGGTACCCGTTTAGGCCAGACGATTGAAACAACCCCCGGGGGCAACGGGGACGCCCTACGGCGTTTGTTATCACACACGCGGCACCGTGACGCCCTGGAATCAAAATTATAGCCGTCGTAGCGTTTTTCTTTTCTGCACACAGGGCAAATCACCCAGTCCCGCCATTGGGCCTTCAAAGGCGCAAGAGCGTCGTAAAAATCCTGCTGTCGTTTCTGAAACTCTAAAAAGGCGGCGAATTTCTTTTCATGCGCCTGATATCCACGCAGGCAAAGTTTTGATTTTTTCATTATGGGAGTTTATGGTGTGGTGGAGAGAAAGTCAAAAAAATTTTGGCGGCGGAAAATGAAATTAGGATTTTGCGTCGTGTGTGACTCCCAGTAATAAAAATGCAACTCGTTCTGGCCACACCCCC